TAAATACCTCCTTTTGGTGTCTACTTTATTGTAATAGATAGTTACTTTATGTGTCCACTTTTTTAATATAGATCCAGAGGGGAAAGTATGGAATAGATTTTTAGAAAAATAGAAGTTGCGATAGATGGTAGACAGAGGAAGCCTATGAAGAGTTGGAGAAAAGGTATAGGGGGTGAGGATGTGTGTATTTACAGAAAAGATGATGGACTATGCAAAAAGTACTCGACTGATGTAATTATATCATATTGTGTTGATGGTCCTTGTACGGATGAGGTTTTGACAAATGCAGACCGCATTCGGTCAATGAGTGATGAGGAATTGGTCGGATTTCTTGATGATTTTTCTTCAGAGTGTTTGAGTTGTGCGAGAAGCGGCGGAAATGAATATTGCAAAATATATAGTGGTGGAAGATTTTGCGAACCGTGTGACATTATGAAATGGCTGAAGAAACCAGCAATAGAGAAATAAACATGAAATACGAAGTTTTTTACAAAGGTTTTGTTTATGTTGAAGTCGATACAGCCGAAAAAGTTGAGGGGAAAAGTAGGTGAACAACTATGAAAAAATACATTGATGCAGAAGCATTTATGGATGCATTATACTCCATTGATCCAGAGAATGATGGCGGTGATGGCTGCACAATTATTGCCAAAAACATGGACTATACAAGTGCAGATTTGGAAGCAATGGTAGATGGTTTTCCAGCGGCAGATGTCATGGAAATTGTTCATGCCAGATGGGAACACGTGGCAGAAAATAGCACTGGAAAGATTATGATCTGCACTGCTTGCAAGCAACCATACAACCCAAATAAGGATGATGTAAGGCTAAAAAGAACGGTGGAAAATGTTTGTTTTGTGGTGCCAAAATGGATGGAATTCATGAATGATTTTTGCAATGAAAGCACAAAAAATGAGGCGGTATGTTGACTGTTTGATTATGAAAAAGGTAGCAAAAATGAGCATTGATATGAACAGGATAGGGAACAAAAAATTACGAAAAAGCCAATGATTTTATGCTTGAAAATGCTATTTTTGGCGTGCCAAAAAGACAAGTGTCCAAATGGCACGCGTTTGGCATTTTTTGATAGGCTGTTTTTGCTGGAAAATCAATGTTTTTTACGGGTTTCCACAAATTTTAAAAATCCGCCTAGAAAAAAGTGGGGTTTTAACCTCTATTTTTCACTAAAAAAATCGGAAGAATTTTTGACAGGTTATGCGTAGTCATTTACATAAGAAAAACAAGAAGGAGGATGAAGGGGTTATGAGGAATTCGGATAAGGAACTTGAACGCAATGGCAGCGGCTATAGAGATCAAACTGCTTCACCAGTTTTAAAGGCGATATATAAAAGAGAAATGGAAATTGATTATCAGGCAATGCGGCTGATCGGGCTGATCAAAGACTTGTTACGGATTTGTGATTTTGAATTGATTGAAAGGGTACAGATCAGACACAAACCTAGCAGGAGGGAATATAAATGAGCAACGAAAAAAAGAAACAGTATTTACGCCGCTACCTAGTTGCAAAGAGATGTGTAGCTTTATTGCTGGAACAAATTGAATCATTGCGTGAAAACAAAATGAGTCCATCAGGAACACTTGATGGAATGCCGCATGGAAGCGGGACATCTGATTTGTCTGGATATGCGGCACGATTGGATGAACTGATGCGGGAGCTGGAAGCGGAAAAAGAAATGCAGATGGTTACATATCATGAGATTTGGAATCAAGTGAAAAAAATTCCAAATGCAACAGAGCAGGAAGTGCTGACCAGAAGATATCTCATTGGTCAAAGCTGGGAGAAGATTGCCGTAGAAATGCATTACAGCTATCGTCAAATCATTAGAATTCATGGTGCGGCATTACAGCATTTTTCTTGGTGACCATAGGATGGCACACAATGTCACATATCAATGTGGTATGATGTATCATGTAATCAAATGGAAACACAGATAAAAGACTGCATAAGCGGTCTTTTTCTTTTTGTCTGGGAATTCCGGAAAGGAGGTAAATCCATGTTAAGGTCATGTCCTTATTGCGGTCGGATCCATGACAAAAAATATATCTGTTCCAAAAAACCAATTCGAAAGAAATACGGAACAGAACAAAACCGTTTTCGATCTAAGAATGTCTGGACGAAAAAGGCGAAAGAAATAAAAGAAAGAGATGGGTTTTTGTGCCAAATTTGCATGAAAAAACTATTTGAAACAGTCCGGCAATTTAACAGCCAAGAGTTAGAGGTGCACCACATTGTTCCATTGGCAGAAGACTATGATTTGCGTCTGGAAAATGAGAACCTGATTACCCTTTGTGTACGGCACCATAAAATGGCTGACGATGGGATAATTCCTGCATCTTTGCTGCTGGAGATTGCCAAAGAAAATGAGGAGAATGGATGCCAAGTCTTGGTGGAGATACCCCCCTAGGGGTAAGGTCTGAAAAATCAGAAACTTCCAAGACCACGAGGCCTCCTTTCTTCACAAAATATTCCCAAAATGAAAACGAAATGAAAATGGCAGAAAGGAGGAGGTAACATGGGCAGACCATCAAAACCGTATGCGGTGCTGGCACAAGAGAAAAAAAGCCATCGTACAAAAGCAGAAATGGACGCTCGAAAAAAGGGTGAAGCTGCGTTTGCCACTGGTGAAACATTGAAAGAGAAACCAGAGACCAGGCAGAACCTGACTGCCCATAAGGAATTTCTTAGATTGAAAAAAATATTGATGAGCATCAACAAATGGGATGCAATCTACGAGAATGTGATCAACCGCTACTGCCTCCTTTATGCAGAGTGTTTTGAGTTTGAAGGAAAACGGGAACAGTTCTTCCAGGATCTACGCAACTTGGACGCAGATCGGGAGAATTTGATTGACAGCGGGATGTCCGTCAGCGCATTTTACAAGCTGAAAAATCAGATGCAGAAAAACATCATTGACCTGGACAAACAGGTTCAGGCAAAAAGAAAGATGCTGATGGATATTGAGAAAGAAAATATTATGACCATTGCGTCTGCCCTGCGGAATGTGCCCAAAAAAGAAGAAACACCAACGAACCCGCTGTTGGAGGTATTGAAAGGTGGTTGAAAAAACAAAGGCGTATCAATACGCAATATGGTGCATACAGCCGGAAAACAGCAAGGTGGGGCGTTATATCAAAAAACAGGCGGAACAATGGCTGGAAATAGCTGACGGAAAGAGCAAAGAAGCATTTGTGGATGAAAAGGCAGTGGAAAAGATATCGAATTTGCTCAAGATTATGATTCACCCAGATTTGCTTTGCCCAATGGCAGACGGCATGGAAGATTACGCCTGGTTTTTGATTATTGCTGTGCTCTGTACGAAAAAGTATGACAGCAAAGGGCGAGATATCCGATATTACACAACGGCAGTGCTTGAAATCTGCAGAAAAAATTTCAAAACGTTTTATTCGGCAGTTATTTTCATACTGCTGATGCTGACAGAACCGCCTTTTTCCAGATTCTTTTCCGTTGCGCCGGATTTGAAATTGTCGTCAGAGCTTAAGCTGAGCATCAGGAAAATCATAAAGTGCAGCCCTGCCATTGCGGATGAGAGTGTTTTCAAAATCCTGCGCAGTGAGATCCGCTGCAAATTGACGGACAGTGAATATACCCCTTTGGCATATTCGGAAGACAGGATGGATGGTAAACTGGCGAATGCTTTTCTGGCAGATGAAGCGGGAGCCATGGACAGCTATCCGGTGGAAGCAATGAGGTCTTCCCAGATCACACTGATCAATAAGCTGGGCATTATCATCAGTACCCAGTACCCAAATGAAGATAACGTCATGATTGACGAAATTGACATATCAAAAAAGGTGCTGGATGGTCTGCATAACAGAAAAAGACGTTTTTCTTTGCTCTATGAGCCAAATGATGAATTTCTGCAAAATGATTTATGGCAGACGGAAGATCTGGTCATTTACCAGAGTAATCCTGTAGCTGTAAACAACGAAGATGTTTTTGAGAATCTGCTTGAGAAGCGGGAATACGCAATTCTTTATGAGAATAAGCGGGAGAACTACCTCTGTAAGCACAATAACATCCGCTACAAAGGACTGGGGACAGAAGGGTATATTGATATCACTAAGGTCAGACAGTGCTGTGTGGCGCCGGATAAAGGATTTTGGAAGGGACGTAGAG